TACTGAGCCGGAGATATCAGGCCAACGCAATCCCCGATGGCGATGCTTATCAGGCATTAGTCGGGGCACGCGATAGCCAGAGATATCAGGACGTAAGGCGCAAAGCTCGGCGTAAAGTAAAGGGTTTTTTAACACAATTTTGTAACAAAACAAGGAATTACTATGGAACTAGACAAAGACAAACTCAAAGAGGAACTTTCTGGAATCTTCAAAGCCGAAAGCTCCGCCTATATCAAAGATCAGATCAAAGAGCAAATGGATACCGCCGTCGCCGGCATTAAGGCGTCCTTTGTTCCCGATCCCGAGATTGCAAAGGCAGAGGAAAAGGCCAAGAAGTTTCTGTCATTCCGCGACTTTCTCGGATCGGTCCGGAATTACCGCATGAACCGCACGCTTGACGAACGGCTCACATATATCCCCGGTACAAAGACGGCGGGTCACATGGAAATCGGCGACGATGCTCAGGGCGGATTTTTAGTCCCTGAAATTTATCGCGCCGAGTTATACGAAATCGCTCTCGAGCAATCCATCGTTCGGCCCCGGGCAACCGTTCTCCCCATGACCACGGACTCGCTCAAGATCCCCTACGTCAATGACGCCTCACACGCATCCTCCGTTTACGGCGGAGTGGTCGCCTATTGGACTGCCGAAGCCGCAAACAAAACACCGACCAAGCCCACCTTCGGGCAGATGGAACTCACGCCCTATAAACTCGCTGGGCTGACATATACGTCGAATGAGCTTTTGGCAGACAGCGCCATCGCGCTTGAACCGCTCATCCGCCGGATGTTTGGCACGGCCTGGGGATACTACGAGGACGACGCCTTCTTACAAGGCACCGGAAACGGACAGCCTTTGGGTGTATTCCACTGCGGCTGTCTCAAAAGTGTAGGCCGCCATACGGCGAACCGCGTTTATGCCGAAGACATCGCTGAAATGTATCAGTCGATGCTCCCTTCATCTTATCCCAATTCCGTTTGGGTTATCCATCCTACACTCATCGCTGAACTACTCGAACTCGGAAGCGGCAACGCGGCCGATGCCAGCGGCAAGATTCTGATCTGGCAGCCCAACTTCAAGGACGGAATCGGCGCCTGGACGATCCTCGGACGGCCGGTTATTATCAGCGAAAAACTCCAAGCACTCGGCACGGCCGGCGACATTCTCTTCGCCGACTTCAAATACTACCTCATTGGCGACCGCCAACCCATCACGATCGACGCCAGCACGCATGTCGCTTTCATTTCCGATGAGACCGCATGGAGATTCGTTATTCGCGTAGCCGGTCAATGCTGGCCGCAATCCGTAATCACTTCACGGCGCGGCGCTCACACTTTCTCGCCCTTCGTCCAACTCTCTGCGACAAGCTAATAGGAGCTGAATATGGAACAGGACAGAAAAGACGGATTCAAGTCATTTGGGGAATGGTTGTTTTATGTCCGTCGGGCTTGTTTTGGCGGAGATCGACATTCTCAATTGAAATGCACACCGGGGCATATGGAGATTGGAGATGATTACCAAGGGGGCTTCTTAGTTCCCGAGGAATGGGCGGACGAAATTCTGTCCATTGTCATGGAAAACTCCATTGTCCGGCCTCGCGCCACGGTCCTGTCCACAAAAACTGATTCTCTAAAAGTACGGAGGCTCGTGGAATCTTCCCGGGCCTCCTCATACTTCGGGGGGATTACGTTCACGTGGATAGCAGAGGCAGGCAGCAAGGCAACCGGAATCACCAAGCCCACACTGGGATTGCTCGAATTGATACCACACAAGTTAGTCGGAAGCTGTTATGTATCGAATGAACTTGAGGCGGATTATGGGAACTTCGGAAACTTCATGGCGCTTTCATTCGGGCGCGCACTCGCATTTGAAGAGGATTACCAATTCATCTGGGGCGTCGGCACCAATCAACCGCTCGGCATTAGAAACGCACCGGCAACAGTACAACACGCACGGACGAATAACGGCGGCACTCCAGTCATTGCTGATTTAGCGGAAATGGCGGAGCGGCTATTGCCGGGATCCTGGGCCACGGCGGTCTGGATGATGAACCCTAATGTTATCGGCGGACTTGCGCAGGACGCGACGGCCGGTTCCAATACGGGCGGCATTCTGGACTTAGCCGATATGCTCTGCATGGGACGGCCTATCATCCTCACGGAGAAATGCGCGGGCGCGGGTGCCATCGGTGATGTCATTTTAGCCGATTGGACACATTATGTCATAGCGGACCGTTCGATAGAGATTTCCGCGTCTCGGGAAGTCCCTGGTACCTATGGCTTTTTAACGGACGAGACGTTCTGGCGAGTGGTATTGCGTGTTGATGGACAGCCTATAATGGATGCTCCCGTCACGCCAAAGCTCGGACCCGATACGTTATCGGCTTTCGTAGTTTTGACCACGGTCAGCTAGAACTTTTTTAAGGATTAAATCAAATGGGAAACATTCACACTTTTGATAGCCACATTCGGACACGTTTCGGTGTCATCGATGCGTCGATTGACGCCGCGACTCTCGAGACCGCCGAATATGTGGACATGGCGAACTACGATCTCGTGGAATTCGAGTGCTACGCCTCTAATGTTACTTCCGCCAGCTACCTCACGCTCAAGATTTGGCAGGCAACCTCGACGGCTGGGGCTGCTTCCGTATCTATGACTCACGCCTCGGCGAGTGTTGTCAGCACTGCAACCCACGCCACGGCCCTTCACGCTATGGTTTGCCAGGTTCGCGGCGAAGACCTCTCGGCGGGCTATCGGTATGTCGGCGCTCAGGTTGCCGCCAATGCGAGCGTTGCTGCGCTCGTGTGCATCGGCATTCATCAACTTCGCGCCAGATATAAACAGGCTACGCTTCCCGCATAACGGTGGGGACGTAAGGTTTTAGGCAATTGGGGACCGGGGGTTAGGGTTAGATACTTAACCCCCGGGTTTTTTCATGGAGGATTATTTGCGAATACTCTGGCATAGCGTTTCACCCTTAGCATCGACGGGCTATGGCAATTGTACGAAGGAATTGACGCGGCGCATACGCGCGCTCGGACACTTCGTTCGCATCGGAACCAAGCACGGCGACCATAAATGGTACGAAATCGACGGCGTTGAGATATTCGATGGCGTCGATACATTATTCGTTAACCAAATGCTCGAGGATGAGAAATTCGATTACATCTTCACCATGTGGGATCTCTGGGTAGTCCACGAGAAGCGGCAATATCCGAAAGACAAATGGGTTGCTTCCATCCCCATTGACACCGAATGGATAAGCGGGTCTCTCGCGGGCGTCTCTAAGAATGTCGGGATACCGATTGCTATGTCGCTTCACGGCAAGCGCGAACTGGAGGCAGGCGGACTGACGGATGTACGTTATGCGCCGCTTGGATTCGACGACAAGGTATTTAGGCCGTTGCCCGAAGCGCGCGCGGCCTTCCGTAAGGAACTCGGGTTGACGGATGAGAATTTCGTCATCGGATCGGTCGGGTTGAATTATGGCGATGACCGCAAAGGATATATCCCGCTTCTGTTGGCGTTCAAGGATTTCCATGAGCATCATCCCGAGGCACGATTATTCTTGCATACGGCGGCGAATGAGCGGGATACAATAGCAGGGGGGATTAACTATCACAAAATAGTCGCCCACTTGGGACTGGGGGATCTTGTCTTTTGGCCGGACCAGGCGATGCTTATCCAAGGCCGGATCGACCCCGGATGGCTGGCTGAAATTTACAACGGCTTCGATGTCTTTTGTCTGGCAACAAAGGGTGAGGGATTCGGGTTGCCGCTTATCGAGGCCCAGGCTTGCGGGATTCCGGTAGTTACGACGGCAACGACGACAGGGCCGGAATTGTGTAAGACGGGCTGGCTCATAGACGTTGATGCCGATGATAAATTTTGGATTGGGACGGAAACGTGGCGACTAGAACCACGGCCATCGAATATTTTAGTTGCATTGGAAAAAGCATATACAAATGTGGGCATGATTTCGCCGTCGGAAGTCCGTAAAGAGATCATGGATTACACTTGGGACGCGGTATGGGTCAAATATTGGCTCCCGATTTTAGGTGAGATGGAGGCGCGGCTTGACCGAGATTGAAATCATCCGCGAATATAAATGCTGTTGGCGGGTCGGCCAACGGCGCGAAGTTCAGGACTACTTCGCCGAAGTGCTTATTGAGGGCGGCTATGCGAGAAGGGTAGAGCCGGAAGAGGCGAAAGCATTGAAACGGCCCGGGCGAAACAAGATGATCGGCGGAGCTCCGGTAGATAAATAAGCCGGATAGGTGAACAAAAGGGTTAACAGACCAGGGGCCATATAGGCCTACGTGGGCCGGAAAGGCCTCTAGAATCGATTTTCTTTCATTCCCCGAGGAATTCTTCATTAATCGTTCTTTGCGCGTCTAGCGCGATTTTTCAGGAGATTAAAATATTAAATGATGCTTGACAAGTGAGGCAAAAGGGGTTACTATTTGAGCGTGGAGGAGAATATGAAACAATTCAGTATTATTAAATGGCTCCGAGGCCATTCGGAACACAACCGAAGAATTCGGCTTCATATTAAGACGTCAAATGGAGGCTATGATTTTTGCCGAACCATTTCCAAGGGTATGGATGAATTATTTTTTTATCGGGACAATGAATTAATTATAAGGCTTGAACCATTTCGGGGAGGAGAGGGTGTATTGCTAGAGACACGAATACCACGACATCGCGTTGAAATAATGGAGATATGGGCGGAATAGATGGAGGGAAACATGAAAATCAATAAAGACAATATTGTAGAATTAATTAAGGCAGCAAAGGCGGCCTATGGATTTTTGGAGACGTTGACAAAGCCCGATCACCTTTCCGCTTCGATAAAATGGGAAAACCTGGGATATACCCTTGATATTTTGATGATGGCCCTCGAGCCATTCGGCAATGATCTTTGTCTAACGGAAAGCGAATGGGATCAATTGGGGGACGAATAAAATATTTATTCAGTCAAATATGGAGGGAAAAATGCCTAAACTTTTGATTGAGATACCATGCGGAAAAACTAAATGTGAGGATTGTCCGGCTTTTATTGATATGGAATTAGGTTATTATTGTTCGTTATTTCAAGAAGAAAACGAATCCATTAATGATTTTTCGAGAATCATCGAATGTTTTGATGCACAACGCAAGGCCGAGGCGATGGAGAAGGCCGATTTGTTTGTTCGCCATATAGAAAAACATTTATGGGAAGAAAAACTCCCTTATAAAGTCATTTGTAAAATCTGCGGAAAGAATATTGATGACATTGCCACAATAGGAGGAAAAATATGTGGATAGCCATAGCATTACTTTTCGTCGCATTGATTGCCGGATGTGTCAATCGTCTGACTAGGGGATAATAGTGATCGTCTTCCTGTTTGTACTTCTGTTTATACTTTTAGCTGGCGGTGTATTTTGGACTCACCCCAGGGGATCTCTGGATAAAAAAGATGGGGGATTCCTAAAAGACCCCGAACTATTCATTTTCAAAGACCCCGGATGTTTGGGATATATACCGAACAAGGGAAAACTTGATTCCAAAAATCCGCCTAAAGGTGGGAGTGGAGTGCCAGATAAGATTGAGCGCTATGATATTGAATGCGAACTACTGCGCGATATCATTAGGAAAATGGCAAGGGAGAAGGGTTTGGCATAATGTGCGAATGGGGAAATGAGAAAAAGATGTGGGTGAGAATTCCTAAGTCTCTTTCGCATACTGGATGCGCTAGGTGGAAACGAGTAAAGATTGATGCTTGTCTTACATCTCTTATAAAAGCATTAAGAAATGCAGGGATTAAAACGACATATTCCTGTTGTGGACACGGCAAAGGCGACGGGCTAATTCTTTGCGAAGATGATCGGGCATTTATTTTAACGACGCGAAAAAAAATGGAAGATGAGGATGCGAGGGTTGACGATCTT